AAAGACTTATTAATTCACCTGTGTCAACATCAAAAAAGCCACGATATATTTCAATACTACTGCCTTTAACTTTGTTGTCTAAGATGTCTGAAATATTACTACTAGGTATACCCGAAATACCTATACTTACTTCCTGTGGTGTTGCTCTTAGTGCTGTTGATGTGTTTGTAACACCTAATAGTTGTCCTAGCCCTGTATAATTTACAGTGTCAATGGTATAATCTTTATGATAGTCACTGAATGTTAGAGTATCATAGCCAGGTATCACTAACTTACAAAATAAATTAGTTTGTATGGATTCATAACTTGATAAGTCTATACTCATACTAAATTCTCAACAAAAACAAAGGGTCCATTCCAACTTACAAAGTTGTGTTCAAATATACGCCAACTAGGAAAGTCAGTACATACAACATTCCACACACAATTTTCTGCAACATTTAGTGTTGCTGATCCTGCACTGTCAATTATTGGTCTGTGTAGTGTTACGGTGTTATTGCTAAATGCTACATCATCAGCAACTGTGTATACACTACCTGTAGAGCCTAACTGTATAAAGTCGCCTGCTTTGAAGTTGTATCCTGATGTTGCTTGTCCGCCTGTGAGTGTAATTGTATTACCTGTTGTCCAAGATGCAGTAATTGCTGTGTAGTCTGCGGCATCACCTTGATAACCTACAATATGGCTTTGTCCACTGTTACTAATTTGTATGTTAGCGTTACCAGTTTTGTCTATAGCTTCAAGTTTTGATATTGTACCTCTAGAATCACTCCACTTAAAAGCATTGGGCAAACTTACTTCAAATACCCAAACTTGTCCACCAATACTTGTTGAGCGAATAGTACCATCTCTTGACTGAGTTGAAAGTACTCGCTTCTTTCTCTCTATAGCTATGTCTGTTGCATTGTCAATAACATATTGAAAACTCATTGTTATCTCCTATTTCTTGGTAGCGATTTTCTACCTTGTTCAGTAATTGCAAACATGTATTCTGGGTCTCTTGCTACCAACTGTTTGAAACTTGCCGCGTCAACTGCGTTAATATTATATGTTACACTACCACCACCTTGTGCTAACGGTGTTACTGTTGCTGGTCCTGATACAAGCTCTGGGCCTCTTTCACCTACTACACCAAACTGCCCACCAGGTATAGTACCACCATTTGCAAAGAATCCTGCAAACATGCTACCACCACCGCCAGTGCTACCGCCACCAAATATACCAGCAAACAATTTTCTTAAGTTTGAACGCATCATTTCTTCAGCTATTGATGCTACAAATTGTTTGAATTCAAACTTACCTGTTTTAGTAAAGTTAACTATTAAGTCTTCTAAGCCTCTAAATGTAGTTTGGAATACTCTTTCAGCTTGTCTTGCGGCATTAGTTGCGGCATCAACATAATCAGCCATTGCTTTTTTCCAACCATAGCTAAATGATCTTGAATTTTCAGCTAACTCAATCTGTTGTAAGTTTAGCTGTTCATTACTCATAGCAATTTCTTTTCTAAATGACCTTGTGCTATCTGCTACCTTATTTAAAGTATCTTGTGTAACTCCATTTGCTTGAGCCGCTTTTAGAAACGCTTTATCAAATGCTTCAGCTAGTCCTACACCTTCTGCTTGAAATTCTCTATAAGTTAGTAATGAATCAGTTAAAGCAAGGTTTAGACTTTCAACTTGATCTGACTCTAACCCACCAAATAGTTTTGTTCTTGACTGTATAGCTTGTCTTAATTCTAGTACTGTGTTTAATTCATTTTCAGCACTTAATCTTTCTTTGAAACTTGCATTGATCTGTTGGTTATGTTCTAAGTTCCTGCGTAACATTTTTTCTACTGTTTCGCTGTGCTTTTTAGTAACAGACAAGATCTCTTCATTCATACCAAATACTGTTGGCTGTTGATTGTCTTGAGTTGCTTTTAGTGTTTTTTCTAATTCTTCACGCTGTTTAGCAAATCCAGCTATGTTTGCATCAACATTGTCAAAGAATTCTTGCATAGCTTTACTGATGTCACCAGTTGCTTCAGCTGTTCCTTCTTGTTCTTCTCTTAATAGTTTTAATGGCGTTTTTAATCTTTCAGCTAACTCATAATTCTTTTCCATGTTAGATCTAAAATTGGCCGCCGCCTTTTCAGACACTACTCCTACAGCTTCAAGTAGTTTGAATATTCCTTCTTGAGCTAATCCAAAGCCTTGTACAAGGAAACCTAAACCTTCTCTAATAGTATCAAACAATCCGCCTACTACTAGAAGCAATAATTTAGCCTTGCCACCTAACAAGAAGAAACCTATGAGCCCTAATTCTTTGATTCCTGCTGGTAAAGACTGTATTAGATTATACAATCCACCAATACCCTGACCTACTATTCTAAACACTGGCATAACCGTGTCAAGTAGATTAGCTACACCCATAACAACTGATTTAACTAGCTCTTGTACTTTTTTACCGGCTGTAACAGCAAATTCTCCAATCGCAACTGAATTACTTTCAATAATATTGTTAATTTGTGTAACAATGCCTTTAGCAAAGTCAAATAATCCACCTTCATCACCAATAGTTTGATTAAACTTAAATATTTTATCGCCGATCATTGACAACACACCATCATAGGTTGTTGCTAATGCCTCAGCCGCTTCGCCAAATTTACCACCAGGGCCAAATGCTTGTTCAAATGCTTTAACAGTTTCAGCTATTGATACTTTACTACCTTGTTGGAATCCAATCATTCCTCTAACACCACGCTCACGGAATAAGTCTGAAGCCGCAATACCACCTGCAAAGGATCTCTGTAATTGCTCGCCCGCAGTTTTGAAGTCTAAACCAGTAACTGCCGCTACATTGGCTGTAATTTTTAAGTTTTTAGTTAATTCATCAGCAGTTTTAGATACAACTGCTAGGTTACCAGCGGCGGCTTGAATGTCTCTTAAACTAAATGGTACCTGGCCAGCAAAATCAATCATTTGTTTAAATGCTTTACTACCTTCTTTAACATCTCCAAACAAGAACTGTAGTCGTAGACTTAAATTTTCAACTTCGCTACCAACTCTGATAATTTCTCTAACACCAAACGCACCTGCAATGGCTGTGCCTACAGCGGCAAACTTAGCAACTAGGCCTGCTGTTGATGTTTGTAGTCCTCTTAAATTACTATTAATATCTCTGAAACCTTGCTTGGTTTCATTTAATAGTTTAACTCTTATATTGGTAACTGATGTAGCCATTATGGATTTTTCCTAACAAGTTTTTGTATTTCATCATCTAAGAATTTAATTGACGGTTCAACCATACCCTTAGGTGCTTTTTTACTGTAGCCATTATCTAGTCTGCCAGCATATTGATAGTGTGCTTCAATAGTATTTTTATTCTGAAAGCGAGTTTTACTTCGAGCATTGCCAGTGTCTTTTGGTGTTATTGCCTTAAACTTTTTGAAAGTCTTTTCAAAAGTCTTACCAATGCCTTCAGCAAGCTGAGTCATATGTTTTACAGTTTCTTTACTGTTTACTTTTATTTTTAACATTTTTCATCATCTCAAGCATTGTTTCCTGACTTGGCTCGTGAACACTGTGTTCACCTCTTTCATGCCTTTTTCTACTTTCAACTTCCCATCTACTGCTAATATGTAGTATGTCTAAATCAAAAGTTGTAGCTCTATCAATTATTTCACTTGGTAAGCAACCATATCTGTGTGCTAAATTATCAATCGTAATCATTAATAAATTACGATTGTCTTTCCAGTCTGGTTCCTTACTTGCTACTTTCCCAATTGTTCCGTAATTTTATTGACTGCCTTCATCAGTATTTTAGTTGGTAACATGCTTTCATCTTTTAAGATTAATTTACCATCTTTGTCTAGTATCAAGTTTTTGATAACTTCAAACATACTAGCCATATCTTCTTGTTCTGCGGATGCAAGTTTCATAAAAGTTTCTAAAGGTTGTCTGTCCCAGGTATAAAATTCAAGGCTTTCCTTAAATTCTTCCACGACTTCTTCATCGTCTAAGACTACTTTTACTAGTTGGGGTTTTGATGCTAATTTTGATAGTTCCATTTAATCGTCCTCTCTGTTAATCATTTCATTAATTACTGCTATCTTAAAAGTTAATCTATTGCGTGCCTTGTCTAAGTCTTTGCGGGCACAGTTAACTTCGTTTAGAGCTTTAGCTGTTTCAGCTAACATACTCTGTAGTAATTCTTGGTCTGTTTTATTCTCTAATACTTCCATTAATCTTGTTCCTTCTTATCTGTATTTATGTTAAGATAAAAGGGCATACTATGCCCTTATTATCCATTATTACTATAGTACTATTACTCTACTGCGTACTCGCCTGTTACACTTAGTGTAACGGGGCTAACCCAAACTGGAGCCTCGGCCGAGATTGACGGGGCTAACCCTGTCACATAGCATTCGCCAGTTAAAGTCTTACTAGCACCAATATTGATACTAAAATTTACAAGTTGTTTAGAGTCACTAAGACCTAACAATCCTTTTTCTGCCGCTGAATCTGTTGTTGCTGTAGCATCACCAAAAAACTCAGTTTCGCTTAATACAATGTTACACGCGATTGAGTTGGTTGATGTTGTAGCTACTTGAAGTTTTGACGCATTGCTGAGCTGACTCCAAGTGAACAAATCGTTGGCATTGTTGATTGATATATCTTGTAACGCTGGAACAACTAAATCGCCTGCCGCACCGGTAACATCTAAAGTAATTACTACTTCACTTGTTTCACCTGCCGCTGATGTAATATAAGCCATTTTTTATTCCTTAATTAATTAATGATAACTTTATAAAAGTTAAAATTAAACTCTGTTACTAGTGCATCGCCTTCAAAACTAGTTGCTACTATTGTAGTTCGCTGTGTTTTATCACTGCTAATAGCAAATCTAGCATTCTTTAATGTTGACACCATAGTATCATAGTTTGTTGGTAAAGTTTTCGCGTCTGTCACAACATATGCGGTAACGGTGGTTGTTTCAGCAACTACGCCACCGATACCACTATTTGTGTGATTTAAGACATCGATTAAAGGTTCCTGGACTGTTTGTGGACGATCAACATAAATCTTCTTAAAGTTCTTAAGATAGAGCGGAATCTCACTGCTATCCCATGGTAACTCTTGTGTTACATCAAATCCTGAAACACTAAAGTTTGAATCTAAGTAACTTAAGATTTCTGTTCTCATCGCACTCTCCTTCTACTAACTATGCCTGGGTCCATTTCTGATGATTCTACCGAAGCGTCATCATCATAATCATACCAATCACCTGCTTTGATCAATTCATCAAACAATGAATTAAATTTCTGCTGGTAATAACCAATTTTTCGTCTTTCAGCATTGTTTTCATCTGAAAAGTCAGCAATCTTAGGAAAGACATACTCATACAAACAGTGATATACACATAAGTCTGTAAAGTCATTCTTTCTAGTTAGTACTTTCTCAGCTTCTGGCTGTGGGATATCGCCACTAGTGCGATAGCTTGCACCACTTTGCTTAAGATAGTATTCTTGCCACCAATTGGTTGAGCGTAGTAAGGACAATATTCTTTCTGTAGACCTAATTAATAGATCTTCAATAATATCTACAGTCAAGCCTTCATTCTCTTGAGTCACGCGAGCATCTCTATCAATCACATCATCATATGTTGCAAATGATAATACTGTTGTTCCAGATGTAATGAAAGCCATTTGTTAGTCCCCTTTATTATGATGCGTCGTTAAGTACTAAAACACCACGATTTGCGTCAACAAGTCCAACACCTGCGTGTAAAGATGCAACAATGTCGTTACCTACTGCTTCAGCTCTACGAGCAACTTCTAGGTCTACATTTTTGTACATACCAATTCTTAGTGCGTCTTGTGAGAACACAGCCGCCATTGGGTTAGTCTCGCCAGCCATGTTATCACCTTTAAGATATGATGATACAAAGAAGTTTACGCCTGCGATTTGACCAACATAGCCATTTCTCATAGCTTCTGTTTGCCAATCACCACCAGCATAAGCATTGTTACCAATTGCTGTTAATAGGTTAGCATATTGTGTTGCTGGAATAATACCGTATAGTTGACCTGTTTCGCCATTACCACGGATTGTTTCAACTGCTGACCAGATGTCTGTTAGTTCTAAAGTACCTGCACCAGCCGCACCTGCTTTTTCTTGCTGTGTTAATGAACCCATAGCATCAACAACTGAAGCGTCGAATTTTGCTTGGATAGCATTACCAAGTACACGACCTGTTTCTGCTGGATCTACACCACCTAGGTCACGCATAACATGTCTAGCCGCATATATTTTTGACGGAATTGTTACTTTTGTGTCTGTAAGTGTTTGTGCTTCAAAGTCTTCAAATTCTGTTGATAGGTCAGCTAGTTCTTGTGCTGATCCAGGATTCATTACTGGTACTTGAAGTGTTGTTGAACCTGCCGCAATTTGCGATACAGGAATAATTTGGCCACTTAGGAACAATGAGTTCTCATGTGCCGCATAGACAGTTGCCGCTTTTGTATTTACGACTAAACTTTCTAAATCTAAAGCTGTATTATAAGCCATTATAAAGTTTCCTTAAAATAAAATTAAATTTATATGCGTCCAGCTTTTTTAGCTTCTGCATATACTTTTCTGTGTTCTGGATTAGTTAAATCTAATTGAGAGATATCTGTTGGAGTAACTTTGTTACCACTTACGGAACTTTTGGCATTGGTTGTTGCTGGTGTAGCCTGAACAAAGTGTGGGTTATCTTTAAGAAAACCGTTAACTAATTGTTCTACTGATACTGGCTTACCATCATCACTATACCGAACTGATCCTGTAGCATCAATTACTTCTACATCACCGTTTTCGTTTAATCTTACTTGATTACTCAATAAACTTTTTACCTGTTCCGGATTAACTGATTTCAACTTGGCCGCTTCATTAAGCAGTGGAGTATTAATCTTATATTCCTTAATAACGGTGTCTCTTTTTTGGATTTCGCTGTCCTTCTTAGCCGCTAATTCTTGAAGTGTTTTTTCAAACTCACCACGCTTTAACTGCTCTTCTTGGCGTTTTTTCTCAGCGTCTGTTTTGAGTTTTTTTAATTCTTCAATATCACCTAACTCTGCAAATTGTTTTTCAAACTTTTTGGTTAGACTTGACTTCAAGCCTGCCATATGATTGTTAAACTCTTCTTCTGAGTAAGTTTTAGCGTTTGATGTTGCCTGATTTTCAGTATCAGTTACTGTTTCTTCTGTTTCAGTTGCCATGATTTCTTGTTCGCTCATGTAGCGTGCCCTCCTTGAGGTAGTGTTGTTGTTAAGGATAGTATTTATCCAAAACAGGTTACACCGTAATTAAACGGTGTGTGATTACAAATGAGGAAACATGCCCCTCAATGTTCTAATTGCTTCTAAAGCCTTAGCTTGATATTCTGCTCTTTGTTCTTCAGTCATTGTTTGCTCCTAACATCTTTCTACCATTTAACCTTATTAGACCAATATGCTCCGGACATCCTCCCTTTGGCTATGTTTTTAGCATGTCTAGCTTTGAAACTAGCACGCCTAGCCTTTTGTGCTTGAGTAGATGGCTTTTTACCCGCTCCTCGAACACCTTGCTGTCCAAAGCGTATCAGTTTAACTTTACTACCTACCTTGGCTAGAACAGCATGACTTTTAGTCTTGTGTCCTGGTGTGCGTTTAGGCTT